AGAACTTATACTCAGAATCCATATAATAAATGAAACGATGATTTAAATCAATTTTGATCATTAGATCTTTCATCAGCAACGGATAGATTTCCAATTAAACTACAGCGTAGACTTTTAGAAAATATGTTCTCTAAAAGTTTGGCCGATGGTTGATGTGGAATTCTATCTTCAAGGAAATTTAAGACCCCTGAAGGTAAACTAATCTCATATGAGACTGGTCAACCTATGGGTGCTTATTCTTCTTGAGCTGCCTTCACTATAACCCACCACTTAGTAGTACACTGATGTGCACACTTATGTGGAATTATTAATTTTAAAGATTATATAATTCTTGGTGACGATATTGTTATAAAAAACGATAAAGTTGCAAGATTATACAAAATTTGAATTAATAATTTGGGTGTAGATTTATCTGAAGCTAAAACACATGTATCTCTCGATACGTATGAATTTGCAAAAAGATGAATTTGTAAAGGAAAAGAAATTACTGGTATACCAATATCTGGAATAATTAATAACATTAATAATCCTTTTATTGTTATGGTAAATCTTTATGATTTTTACAAAATCAAAAGAAATTACTTAAGTTCTTCTTTGAATTTAATCCACGTAGTTTCAAAACTTTACAAGGGATTAAACCGTAAATTGAGTACTAAGTATTCAAATTCAAAGTTTAATATGAAAGTTTCTATTTTCCACAAATCATTAGATCATTGTTTTGGATTCTCAACAATTGATTCTCTTAGAGAATTAATTGCTAATAATCTTAATAATGATCTAGTGATGATACCTAACGATGATTTAATTCATTCATTACTTAATGATATTATCGGACTAGGTATCGGAAAAACAGTAAAAAACAGTATGGTAAAATTAAATACATTAATTGAATCAATCATATCAAAAAAGAATATTTTGAATGAAGATGAAATTAATAATTTAAGATATTACCCTGTTTTTACAGGTATAAATAATTATCTTAATAATTATAAAGACCAAGTTTCAAATTGACAAGTAAATTCTGTTAATTTTAGACAAAGATCTAAAGAATTATTAATGTTAAATATTGATAATGTATTTAATAAAGAGAGAAATAAGACTCTTGAATTATTAAATACTGGAAAAATATTTAAATTGGGATTTGATGA